CAACTTCTCAGTGTGTCTGTTCTCAAACCGTCCGTAAGCGGAGGGAAAGTGACCAGACCAACCTTCAAGGTTGAACTTCGGTGCGCTTATGATGCGGTGGGCAAGCCCCCCACACCCGCACTGCACGCTGGCGGTCTCATAATCCACCAGTGCCTCAGTGCGCTGCCCGCAATCGCAGGCAAATTCAAACATTCTTTTCATTCAAATCCTCGTATGCTCGTTCGCTGACCCCTTTCAGGGTTTTCAGCCAAGTCAGGATAGAAATCTCGCCTTTGCGAAATTGTAGACTTTTTTCATCCGCAATGGTAGAGACGTTGTTCATCGCGTCTAACATTGTCTCTACGTCTTCCATCAGATCAAGCCAGCCATCCTGGGAGAACAGGTCAAACCTGGCTTCGTAGTACTTTTGAAGTTCTGGTGTCATGTGTAACCTTTATTTGGTGGCAACGCCTTTGGTCTTCTCAAACGACCGCATTCCGGCGATGCCAAGGATACCCGACAAGATAACCCATAGCTGGTCGGCGTCCAGCACAGGTGGAGGCTCCAGACCCGTGGGAATCCAGCCCCCTGCCTGCGCCCACTTCCAGCCCCACTGAAACAATGGATAGGCCAGAAACTGGTAGCCCATAGCCGCAACGCCAATCCAGCCAATCGCAGGACGCCAGCCAGAAACAAAGACGCTGGAGCTTGCAGCCTCAATCTTGTTGACCTCAATCTGGGCAAGGTCAGTGGCTTGGTCAATGCGCTTTTCCTCAAGGTCCAGCTTGCGCTGCTCGACCTCCATCTCCAGCCGTTCTTTGTCGGTGGTGATGAGGTCTCCGGCAACTTTACCAACCGCCTCAATAATTGATCCAACGCCGAGTAAGCTCATTTCAGACCTTTCAGTGTGCGGTTCAGCCAGCCCTTGAGGAACTTGACCTGCACGGGGTTCTTGTTGCAAATCTCAACGTACCGGGCAATCTTGGCCAAAGCATACTGCTCTTTGAACCGCTGGCCATCAGGTATCTGGTTCAGCTTCTCCACGGTCTTGGCGCCAATACCGCCGTCAGGTGTGGCTCCCACCACAAGCTGCGCCAGCTTGACGGCCATACCCATGCCAGCGTTCACGCCAAAGTTGAAGATGGTGTTGGCCACATCTTGGTTGTTGATCTCGTTGCCGCGCATCTTGTCCCAGAACTCGGCACGGTAGAAATCACGCACCATAGGGGTAGCGGCTCCAAGTTCATTCTTGTCCACCAGCACCCATCCGGGCCACTGCGGGTTCTTGTTCCGAGCAATGCCAGCGTAGGTCATGCCCCCAGTGTCGCCGGGAACGTCGTGGAGGACGTAGCCGCCCTCGTCTTGCATCATCAGCTCAAAGGCGGGTTCAAACTGTGCCATCAATTACCCCTTTTGGTCAACATTGCGCTGGCGATCTCCAGCATGAATTTTACCTGTTGAATGTCTGTTGGTGGCTCTGCCCACCCGACCGTGACCTGGCCAACAAAACGATGGCTGTCTGGTGGTACGCTGACCCGGCAAGTGAACGTCACGCCCTTTTCCAAGTACCACAAACCCACCTCAGACTGAGCGTAACGGTAGTCGCCGCACGGGATTTCGTTGGTCATCAACTTAACCACATCAGCGTTGTTAGCCGTGTTCTGACTGAACAGCCCCACATCAATGTCTTCAATTGTCTTGTCGCGTCCGTCCTTGGTGTAGGCTTTGTATAGCACCCGAGAGTTAAACAGCGGGTTGACCTTGAACACCGCCACCACGGTTGCGCCCGTCTTTTTGAGCAGCATGGAGCTGGCGTCATCGGCACGGGCATCATTGATCTCGGGCAGCTTCTTCGATTCCTTGTAAGCGTCAAACATGAAGGTCTGGTTCTGCCAAAGGAAGTACCCGGCAAACGCCACCACGCCCATGATAAGGATGGCAAACAGCTTGAACGGCGAGTCCACATAGGTCAGCACCTTGTCAATGATGGACTCAGGCTTTTCACTCATCGCAGGTGCTTCATGTAAAGAACGATGCCGCCCACCAGAAGGCCAGCAAGAACGATTACTCCCAATCCAATGGCGATGTACTCAGCCATATCTTCAAGCTGCTTCTGCCGCCTCTTTGCTTCTCTGGCAGCTTCTTCCTTGGCTTCCCTGCGCCTGCGTGCAGCAGCGGCTTGGAACTTCTGCCAGTCTTGCCACATGCCGGGTCTGCCTTCGTAGACCATCCTTTCACGCAACTCAACCTCTTGAGCGTTAAGCTGCTCCAGCGCCATGAATTCTTCCATGTCGCTGCCGCCGCCCTTTTTGGTGGCTCTTTCTTGGATGATCGCCTTGTTGTCGAAGTAGTCGAACACCCGTGAGCCGAGCGCAGACAGTTCCTTGCCGTTGGCTAGGGCTTGCTTGATAACGGAAAATGCGGCGTTCGCGGCCATCAACTCAGCCAGCATGTTTCGCCCTCCACTGCTTAAAAGCAGATTTGTCCATGTTGACGAAGTTCACACCCGGCGAATCAATGCCGTGCTCTTTGCAAAACTGCTTCATCAAACCACGAGTCACACCGCTCGCTTTGCCCAACTTGACAGCGAATAAACTCTGGCCTGTAGCCGAGTCTTTTTCGGCGTGCCGCATTGCACTGACTTCAGCTCCGCCAAGTCTGCAAATTCGGTCCATGTGGCCGCTCTCGACCATACGGCGTCCGAGTATTGGGCCAACAATCTTACCGCCAAGCACACAGCCAATTTTTTGTATGCGCTGCATATGGCCGGACTCGGTATTAATTTTTCCCTGTTTAGCGCCGACACGCGCAAGCACGTCTGGATGTGCCCTAGCCATTGCCAACCCGCCAGAACGCGCATACTCAACTCGTTTTTCCTTGGTCACGCCGCAGAAAGCAGAGTTGCCTGTTGTTTCTCGGGCGCGGTTTGCCCACGCATTATTGTTCCGCTCAAAGTAGCTTGGGTTGACAGCCTCAAACTCGTCAAGCCACCTCTGCGCCAAGGTCTCATTTTCTGCCCAGAACTTTTGCGTGACTTCAATGTTTTTTCGACCGTAGCCGCCGTGCTTCTTGCAGTGCGCAACCCAATACTGCCCGGAACCACAGTAGCTTCTGGAATTAAGGTTGTATGTTTGCCCAACGTACTGAAGTCCGCTGGTCTTGTTACGCATAACGTAATACCAACGTGGCCTCCAATCCTTTGCATTAGCAGCAGCAAGTTCGGCAATCATCGCAGCACCTCAACAAACACTTTGGCGCACCAGACCACCAGCCCACAAAGAAGGGCCGCAGCGATGAAGCTAACGGCCCAGTCTTTCATTTGAGTTTCACGTTTTGCCAGATGATGCCAGCAGCGGCTACAAGACCACCGATCCACAGGATAGGCTTGGCAAGTTTACCGAACCACTCCAGCACCGTGAACGCGCCTTGAGCAGCCTCAAACGCCTTGACCACACCTTCCGTATTTTGCTCAATGCGGTCTACTTTGGTTTCGACAGCAAGCAAGCGGTCGTAGATTTCACGGTGGGAGATGTCGGGGATCATGTGCTAGTCCTTACCAAGGAGTTCCAGTGGCTGTCACAGGGTTCTTCTGCAACTCAATGTTTTGAGCCAGAGCAGCTTCGGTAGCGTCTTTTGACACACCGCTGTCCCAGACCCACTGCAAAACTTCTGCTTCTGTAACGTCTGCGTACGGGATCGTGGGACTGCCATCAGCCCATGAGCAGGTTGAATAGATGGAGGCTGTGTAGTCTCCGTCAACAGCAGAAGCGGTCCAGTGTGCGGTTGTGATGAAGCCGTTGGAGACTTCGTAGTTGGTTTGGGTGATTGTCCAAGTGGTGGTCATGATGAGTCCTTTCGGGGGTTAAATGTTTGCTGCTGCAAGGCGAGCACGGAGGGATTGGATCTCAGCCCACATCACAGGGATAAGGGCGCTTGCATCCATCTGCTGGAACACAGGGTTGCCTTCAGCATCCACGGCGTCTTTTTCGCCAGTATGTGCGTAGGCAGGGACTTCGTGAGCAATGAACATTGGGCGTTCTTGTGTAGCGCCTTTCATCTTGCCCATGTAAACAGGCACAGAGTCAATCACTGCACCACTGCCAGTTACAGGGCCGCTGATGTCTTTAGCTCGGTAGTCAGACGTTACGTTGTAGGCAACTAAGCCGCCAGCACGGTTGTATGTGATGCCGCCCCTTGCTGTCCATGTGGCTTCTGTTCCAAAACTTATGAAGGCGTTATCGCCAGTAGTTGCAGAGTTGAAGGAGTACAGTGTTGCTTGAACAGAACCGCCGCTGGTTTTAAATGTTGCAGTACCGTTGGTTCCACTATCAACGTTTAATCGCGCTGCTGAGGCAGGATAAAGTTGACTCGTAGTCCCCACAAGCAAGTTGCCGGAGGAGTCGAGGCGCATTCGTTCTGTGAGAGAGCCAAGTGCTGGCATGGTTGCAAACAACAAGTCCGCTGCACCACCTCCACCGGGGCCTACGTTGCCTACGTTTTTTGTATAAATCTTAGCTTTGACACCGGGGGCATCTTCGTCAGCCCAATAGAATTCAAGATTGCCAAACTCATCACCACTTAAGCCGCTACCAGTTGACCCAACCCGGATGGTTGCGGTTGTCGCTCCTCTCACATCCAACTTAGTAGCAGGCGAACTCGTCCCAATACCAAGGTTGCCGGAGGCGTTTAAGGTCATCGCCTGAGTGAACGTGATGGCAGCACCTGCTGTGCCGGAGGGGGCGGTACGCCATACATGAGCGCCGTTTAGTTGATAGTATTGCGCGGCAAAATCAGTTTGGCGATATGTCCAAGCACTCGCACCAAAAAAAGCGTTTGCACTTAAGTACATTTCTGTACCTGTTGACAAAATACTTGCGCCACTTACTTGAAGGGCTTTGCCAATTGTCCAAGCACTCGGAGTAACCCCCAAGCCGAGGTTGCCGGAGGAGTCGAGGCGCATGGCTTCAACACCACCTTCAGCAAAAGCAATGGTGTCAGCAGCAGGGAAAAATATGCCGGTGTTGGTGTCGCCGGAGGTGGTGATTGCAGGAGCCGCAGCAGTGCCAGCTTGAACTGTTGTCACCCCTGTGGCACTCAGCGTAGTAAACGCACCCGTAGTGGCCGTTGTAGCGCCCACAGTGCCGTTGATGTTGATAGAGGCTGTGCCTGTCAGGTTTGTCACCACGCCCGATGCTGGAGTGCCAAGAGCAGGAGTGACCAAGGTGGGCGAAGTAGCAAGGACGTTGTTGCCCGTACCCGTGTTGGCCACGCTGACCAAGTTCTTGCTTGCGTCAGTGGCAACAGCACTAGAAGCTGTCAGGTTGGTCAGGGTGATACCGCTTGAGGCAGACAGCGCGCCCGTGACAGTCATGCCAGATGAGTCGATGACCACCCTTTCAGTCAGGTTAGTACTGTTAACTGACGTAGTTCGAAACGACAAGTAGCCTGGTGTGCTGCTTGTAGTCCACGCCGCAGTAGAATACGACTCAATAGACGCGCCTTTATAGCGGGTTCCACTTATAATCGCATCAAAACCAAAAAAGCCTAGCGTATTTCCGCTATTGTTTGGCGCAAATGACTGCACACAGCGAAAACCATTACTAGAAGAATTGCTTTTTACCGAAATGTTTCCATCAAACACTTCCAACTTGTCCGACCCAGTGCTTGCCCCAATACTCAACTTTCCCCCGTCCCAAGTAAAATCATCTTCAGCGCGTACGATTTTTCCGTTGTCAAGGTAGGCCACGCCGTTGGCGGTCCCAGCGTTCAAGGTCACTGTGCTGGAGGTTGTGAGGGTTGTTGCCGCAACGGTGCTGGGTGTTGTGGCGCCCACCGTGCCGTTGATGTTCAATCCGGCTGTTCCGGTGATGTTCGTCCCCACCAAAGCCGAGGGCGTACCCAAATTAGGTGTCACAAGAGTAGGGCTGTTGGACAGCACCACACTGCCGGTTCCGGTTGAAGTCGTTACGCCCGTACCGCCATTGGCCACCGCCAGCGTTCCAGCCAGTGTGATCGAGCCAGTTGTAGTAATCGGGCCGCCACTGGTGGTCAGGCCCGTAGTTCCACCCGAGACATCAACACTGGTTACCGTGCCTGTGCCCGCGCTGACGTTGACTGTGACATCATCCCCAGAGGCCGAAGCCGTGACAGTAGCACCTACAAAGTTGATATTCTTCACCCCCGTAGAAATTGAACTCCCTTCGTCCTTAATACCGATAGCGCCGTTGGTGGACATCGTAGAGATAACTTTGATGCGCTCGGCCAGATCGGGGGCCACCACCTCGCCCACATTGATCTCTTGCCCAGTGGACAGGCTGATGATCAGCGAACCATCAAAATCAATCCTAGCGTCCGCTACCGACACGCCGTCCTGACCGTCAACGCCGTCCTTGCCGCGTTGCCCGGCAGCCCCATTGGCCCCTGGCTTGCCGTCTAGCCCTGGCCTGCCGTCTTTGCCCGCCGGACCTTGGTCGCCCTTGGCCGGGATAATGGCTTTGGCATCTTCAATCTGCGCTTGTACCTTGCGCTCCATCACGCGGATAGCCTCAACAATGAGGTCAACATTGTCTTGCATGGCCTTGTCAATTTTGGCCTGCTCCAGACGCTGCGTTTCTTCCATTGTTTGCAGACTGTCTAATTTTTTGCTGAACTCGGTTTCAGACGCCGAGATGCTTTTGATTAAATCTTTGATATTAGCCATTTGTCAGCCCATCTTTAAGTTTGCTTAAAAAATCCTGTTGGACTTTTAACTGATTGCCCGCGCCGTCAGCCATCTGTAACTCAACAATCTTGCTCTTGTTCTTGATGTCCGCTTCCTTGAGCATCAGCTCCGCGATCTTGACGCGCTTGTCAAACTCGTTGGACTCGTTGCCCGCTGGCAGGTTCTTGGTGGTCGATGCGATCACCTTGGCCTGGACCTCCTGCGGCATGAGCTGCGCCTCGGTCATCAGCTTGGTCGCCTCTGCCCGGTTTTGCTCGGCCTGCGTCGTGTTGACCGCGATCTGTGCCTGCGCTGCTTGCATCGCCAGCTCTTGCTGGGCCTGTTGCATTTGCTGCGCTTGTGGGTCTGGCTGGCTCATCTGGTCGAGTGCTGCCATCAGCTCATAGCGGTTGGTCAGGCTGGAGTTGTTCAAGATGCCCTTCAAGATCAGCGGCAGCACCGGGGTGTTTGGACCCAGTGTTTGGAGCAAACCAATGAACTGCTGCTGTTCGTACTCACGGGCGATGATGCCCAGCGTTGCCGTGGGGATGAACTTCATGTCCACGCTCGGGTAACGCTCGGGGTCGAACTGCATGTACCGGAACGCCGCTTTTTGGATGAACGGGATCAGGAAGTCTTCTTGGAAGTTTACCAGCGTGCGCTTGTACTTCTTGATGATCGTGGCCACAGCCATGCTCATGCCTGCGCCGTCGCGGTTGCCTTGGCTCACCATGCCCTGGCTGTCCAGCGTGCCCGTGGCCTGCAACAACATGCGCTCGAACTCTTTGGCCGTGTTCAGGTTGTTCAGACTCGTCTCGCCAAACTTGAACGGGTACAAAATCTCAGCCGGGTTGCCGTTGACCATGAACGCCTTGCCCGGCTTGACCTCAAACCGAGCGCCTCGCGGCAGGCGGGTGGCGTCCATGCCCATCATGGGGCTGGTCGTCAGCGCCAGCGAGTCCAAGTGGCTGCGCACCTGGGCGTCAATCGCCTTTTGCATGTTGTAGGACTTCTCGACCGTGCCACGGCCAAGCAGGCGGTTGGGCACCGTGTCGTCTTGGTAGCTAATAACCGGGCGGTCCTTCATCATGTAGGGGTTTTCTTCTGCTTTTAGCAGCAAACCGTCGTTGGCGATCACAACAATCGCCTCCACCATGTCCGAATAGTCCTCGGCTGCGCTGTCTTCGGGGAACAATTCCTCGACTTCTTCGCCCTTGTCGGTCAGGTACTCACGCGGCACCAGGCCGTAGTACGTCAGCAGGCGCACCTTTTCGTCGCGGTACTGGCTCAGCTCCTGCGTCGGCTCCAGATCGGTGTCCTCATACGTCGGGGTAATGTTCACCTTACGGTAGATACCCTTCTCGATGCCCTCAACGATCTTGTGGATGCCCACATACTTCTCAATTGCCACGCCCATGCAGTCGTCTACAGACGTGCCGTTCGGGTCAAACAGGAAATTCTTGGGGTTGACGGGCATGATCTTGACCGCAATCCGGCTTTTCTCGACCACACCGATGGCCGCTTGGCCCATCTGGCCAGGAATCGCCTGAGTTGCAGGCTCGAACACCTTTTCCGTCTTCACAACGATCTCGCCGATGCCCGTGCCGTAGATTTCGGCCATCAATTCGATCTGGTCAATGGCTTTTCTGATCTTGTCCTGCTTAAAGTCCTCTGTGAGCTGCGCTTTGAGCATCTCAACGTCCAACGGGTTGCCGTTGACGTCTTTCAGGTCGTCTTCGATGTCGAAAAAGTCCCCTTGCCCGAACACGGCCTCGATAATTTCAGCGTGCCGGGTCTCGACAGCCTGCTGGGTGGCCGGAGTCACGATCCTTGATCGCTCAGAATCCCGTGTTTTGTCCTCTGCTGCCCACTCACCACGGAAAATTCTTTCGAATTCAAGATACTTATCAAGAAAGTTGGTGTTGCGGTAGTCGCGCCAGCGGTCGCAATGGTCAACGACAAAGGCCGTCAGCTCTTTGTCGTTCTCTGTCGGCTCGTCGAATTCGTTTTGATCCATTTTGAC